CGTTCTCGTCCATGATTAGGGATTTGCCACCAATCCTGGAGGCGGGAAGGCTGTGATAGGTACATCTACAGGATGTGTAATAATGTTAATCGCACCCCAACTGGCATCATCTACAATTTGCATCGTAACTTCAGGAATCGTAAACGCACCGTATTCCATCTGCGCCAACGTGAAGCCAGAAGTAATCTTGGTTTTAGGCAAGAACAGCCAAGTATCACCTGTCTCAGCAGAAAGTGCCTTGAGGATGATTCCCACATACGGCATCTTCTGACCACCCGCAATCCGAATACTCTTGATGCTGCTTGTGCCGGAAGTTATAGGACGTCCCGTCAAGACAGCAAGCATATCCAAATTCAAACCACCCCATCGCAATTGCAATGTACCACCGATAGAAGCAGCAGAGATTGCAGTTTGCGTATCATCTCCAGTTAAAATTGCAGAGATAACTTCCATCGCAACGTTACCCATCTGAATGGACATGATGTCTGTTCCACCTGTAGGTGCATAGGTAGGAGGACTTCCAGCACTCCAAGTTGCGATTTTCCCATCGTTAAGACCAAATTGTGGTGATCCCTGATCGAACGGCATTATCGTGGTCCTTCCTCTCCAAATGTGGCATGTTTCAAGTTCACAAGTTTCTGCATCGTGTTACGTATCCTCGGCCCCCAATAATCTCTGGCCGGAGTGAGGATTGCCCACTTCCCTTGATACGCAAGTTCCAACCAAATTGTATAATCTAAATCTGGATCATGTTCCAGGATTATTGTACCTATCGGCCCACCAGTAGGATCAACCCAACCCCGTAGACCGTCCCTTGCTCTCTTTGTTCTATCAGTCCAGGGTGCATTTTCCTTTGCCCAGGCTTCCATCTCCGCAGCTTGTTCAATCGCTTTGAATCTCCCCGACTGGAAGACTGCGAACAAATACTTTTCCGTTTGTTCCCCAAGTTTGGTCAACGGTGTACCTGTTAGCTCTACGCCGTTCACTACTGGCATCTAGCCCTCCTTTATCATGTATCAACTCAATCATTCCGGCAGCAGCATCCTGCCAGGTCTGATGAGAAGAAAGCCAACTTCTTGCGTTCTTGCCAATATGTTCTGCTTTATCAGGTTCATCGTAACAGAAACGCATAGCATCTGCAAGACGATATTTATTAGGAATTAACCATTCTCCCTGCTCATGACCTCTGATCTTGGGCATCTGTGCGAGCTTACCACCTCCCACAACGAGTGACCATTCTTCTGTGTGGCCGTCATCTAAGCCAGAATACCTCTGCGTAATCACAGGTAATCCCATCATAGCAGCTTCCCTATGCGGCATCCCCCATCCTTCGCAACGACTCGGAAGAGCAAGACAATCCCCTTGCCGATAGAAGTCAGCTACATTGGGATAAATAGATATATCTATGCTGATACGAGGATCCATATCTTCAGCCCTCCCTATAAGATCCAAAAGAGGATTACCTTTGGGAATAGACTTTATGACAAGTCTTACATCCTTATCTCCCGTACTCTTGCTGCCGAAGGCTAAGTAGAAGGCTTCATATACTTCCTGCCAGCCTTTACGGAATCCTCGATCAGCCAACGTAAGAAAGGTATAGGGACGTTTATAATCCGGCACAACCAATGGAAATTCATCTGGATCTGTACCTAACGGCAACACATCAATAGGAATCTTAATACCGCTATCTTGAAAAGCCTTCTTATTATGCTCACAGGGTACAATCATACGCTCAACGCCAGCATCTTTTACCATTTTTGCTGATCGTTTAGCCAACAAACTGCTCTCGCACATAGAATAGAGCCAGTGTTTGCCGTTCCCTGGGATCTTGTCTACGCAAAAGAAGGGCATACAAGATATAGTAAGATCATCCCAATTGATACCCATTTGATCCAACATCCATTGTGGGCGAGTAGTATCTTCGTAGTGTAACGGCAGCAAGTCCAATCCAAATTCCTGCATTGCTCTTGCTATCCTACTGGACAGCCTACCATAGCCATCATACTGTATATAATAGCTCACCCAATTCACTCTCATGGACGGCGCAACTTTCGTGTAAGATAGTCAGAGCGCATCATGGATGCACCGTTCAACGAACCTGGATCTACCAGAAGCCCTGTCGTGTACATCCATTGATTAGGATAGTAGTTAGGAAACGCATAACTTTGCATGATGGTAAAGATGTAGTTATCCATGACTTCAATGATGTCATAACCTACCCATTGATACATCCAAAATTCTACTACCCTGCTCTGTCCCACCACTCGTTCTATAGGATCATAGATAGCTGGACTAGGGATTGGCGAACGGGCTTTGCATATAATGATCGGCAGCAAATAGCCATCTGTATCATAGGCTTCTGGCGTAGCATCACGATGCACACCTTGATGCCCTAATGATGTATAAGCGTAGATTCCCCCCAACGCAACGGCTTCCAGCGCAACATCTTCTTGCAGACGTATTACAAACATCTCTTCAATTGCAATGGCTGGAGCCGGAGCTTCTCTAGATGTCAAGGTTTCTATCATCTGCTTGATCCATCATATCTTGTACGAAAGCAATAAGATCTTTGATATATTCATCCGTTACTACAAAGCCATAGTCCCGGAAAATCTTATTTCGGATAACCTCTAGATCTTCACTCTCTACCAAGATTACTATCTTATGTCTCTTATCCATTATCCAGTAGCTTCCCAGATACCCTGTATTTCACCCAACGTAACAATCACATCTACACACTTGTATTCATCCCCTTCAAATACGAAGACATAACCTTCCTTCATGTTCGTGTCAGGTTCCGTCGCATGGTTCTTGATGCCGTATGCGATGAGCTTGCGTACAGGTGCGCTTCCCGCCGTACTCTCGCCTGGTGTTGCTGAGTTGTCTGATTCCAGACGTATGTTCTGTGCTGCCAAGCGAGTACCGTTGGGGGTACGGAACACAACCGCAGTTGGTTTGATGCCGATCCTTCGCAGAGCTTCGGAAGCTCGTTGCTGCTCATTGAGGAGGCGTTCTTGTGGAGTCTTAACAATTTTACTTGTCCACACCTTAAGATCTACCATCTAAACCCCTCAGGATATTCTTTCACTCTCGGAGGATTCTGCATGGGCTTGCCGCTACGAACAGCACCCGCTTCTGCTGAGATAGCATCTCCTAGTAGATTCTCCCATCTACGCAGTTCCCTAACTAGATGATCATATCGCTGGGACGCTTTCTCAGTTGTGTTGTTCTGCGTGTAATCAACTTCATTTGCCGCTTGCATCACCATTCTGCGTAGAGTGATGACCCTGGTACTGATCTCAATAGAAGCAGGATCCGAGAATCTTTCCCCTGCTTCCACGAAGATAGCGTCCACAGCAGCATCCGGCAGGGAAAGAACATCATCTGCCAGAAAACCTACATCCATCCTAAGTCGCTGGCGTTCAAGTTCTGTAGCCATACATCCTCACTAAGTAGGCCAGGTGATCTCTTCAACGGAACGAGCAGGATTGGCATAGATCCCCAACCACACATCCCATACGACTTGATCCAAGATGAAGCGTGAAACATCTGCGTTACCTTGCGCCGATTCCAACGGTTGCTTCACCAAAGAAACAAAATCATCGTCACGATAGGTTGTGCTGATGAGATACGCTTTTCCCAAAGTTACACCAGGATAGGTAATAGTCTTCTTGCCTCTTGTACCAGACCAGCCAGAATAACCAATCACCGTACTAACCTGCTGTGATGCGTTGGAATCCAAAGAAAAGCCTTCTTGGGGTACACGGTTCAACATACGTTGCACCATGAACATTTGAGCTGGATGGCAGAGCAACACATACGGGCCAGGACGAGGATTAGTTGTATCTGACTGTGCAGAGACAATCGCACTTTCCAGTGTAAGGAACCAATCTTCGGTAGTGGTGACACCCGTTGTGACGGCGGCTGTTTGATTCGCTGCCGTATAGGTGAAGTTTAGAATCGGTTGAAGATGCAGATGGTTGAGCAGCGCATTATGCGCTTCACCAACGGCACGCTCAATACGAGCAATCTGCCAAAGCTGATTGAACATCACCAGCTTCTTCGAATACTCCAGACCTACACCGAATTGACGTTGTGAAACCGACACTTCCGCCGAAACGATGTGACCAAACTTAACTTCACCACCTTCAAAGATCTCATCTAGGATGAAGCCACCTGGCCCCCAATTCTTAATGTTCATGGTTTCCGGCAAGCCCCCATCTATGATAATATCATAGATAGGTTCGTAGACGGTAGGCACACGTTGACGTCCTGCATTAACTTCATACGTGACCCGTGTATACCAATCGGCAGCAAAGTCATCAGAGCCAATGAACTCATAGGCTGTCTGACCGTTGACCCGTACTTCTTTCAAGCTGCGAGCCAGGTCAAAACCAGGTGCAAATTGATAGTACGGAAGCTCTTTCTTGACAGCAGTTCCGTTATAATATACGCCCATTTCTTCCTCTCCTATAAAGCTATTGTGAATGAGTGAGTTGCGAACTACGAAGCTAATGCGTTGGCAGCGAGCAATCTACCAATCACAACATTGTTGGCATCTTTGGCTTCCATCGCCTTAAAGAATGCCACTGTTCCGGCAGCAGGTGCAAGAACATAGGCTGCATCCTGTGGTGTATGACCAGTGACCGACGCCAGCGTAAGATATACGATTGCACCCTTCGTCACCGAAAGTGCGGCAGGAACAGTAATCTGATAAGCCCTGTCATCAATGGCAAGAGCAATCGTATCACCAATTGCGCCATTGCTTTCTGCAATGCCTACCCATCCCTGTGCGACCACGACTTGTCCCTTCGCCACCGCAGCGGTGAGGGTGACGTTGACAGCCTTGCCATCATTGTCAAAGTACGAAAGTAATCCGGACATTTTTCTCCCCTTATCCTTGTAAGATCAGTGAACCAATTCTTCCTATGACTGCTGTGGCGTCAGAACAAACCACTTGCCCTTCATCTTATCGTCAGCCTTCTGGCCGGACTGCGGTTGCTGACCAGTAGTCTGTGATGGCCCCATGCTATCCTGCAAAGCCATTTCCAGAGCTTTCTTCACGGAAGGCTTTTCCAAGATTTCAGCATAAGCGGCTTCTGCCTCTGCCACTGACTTTGGATTCTTGGCTTCCACCATGTCAATGACCATTTCCCGCACAGCTTCAATCTTGATGGCCTTGTCACCCGTAGTTGCCATCTCCGTAATGCGATTGGTGACGGCGGTCTTTTCCCGTTCCTCATCACGCTGCTGGATCTTTTTCACCGCATCCAAGATGTTACCATCCGTCAAACCAAGTGCCTCCTTGATTTCCTTACTATATTCCTGGATGATAGCAGTTCGTACCGAATCCGGCAACACACTAGCATCTGCTGCCGTCATCTCCAACATGGCTTGTTTCTTTTCTTCCTCAGTCACTTTCTTCTTCTCCTCTACGATTTTCCTGACCGTAATAGTACCCGTATCCCAACTTATCATTTCCTTCGTGAGCAGCGGTACGGCAGACAGATCACCAATCCCCGCACGATCAGCCGGAGCAATATCAATCTGATTCAATACCAGACTGGGAGCCAGCATCTTATAAGCTCCCAACTGCTCACTCCAAACGCCATCTGCACGAAAGTCAATGCTGGTGGCGATTTTCTTCTGCGTAGCACGATACCTCTGCAAACGCTTGCGTGCATCCCCTTCCGGCACATAGCCCTTGCCGAGAAGATACTCTTTAATGCGTACCGTTCCCACCCAATGCACCGCTTCTGTCGGGAAGGCAAAAGCACGCTGATCTTCAGGAAGATGCCCCATCAATCCAATGGGCTTATTGCTCTGTACTTGCTTCTCAAGCTCAACCAGAAACGCCTCATCGTAGTATCGCTGATTTCCCGATTTAGAATTCGCCTTGCCAATCGGCAGCGTAACGAAGATAGGATTCGCTTCTCCCGAAGTAAGTTCCTGTAGATCAACATCCTTGAAGACTGGGACATCCGGCATCATCCCCTGAAATTCTGTGATAAGTAGAATATCTTGAAAATGACCCTTGATTTCTTCTCCATCTTCCATAGCCAGTTCCCCCTATGCAGGTCGAGTCGTTGGACGTGGCGGTACAGAAGGTGGTTGTCTACGAGTTGTTTCTGTTGTACCTTCCGCAGAAGCCGCTTCCGCATCAGATTTTTCCTGTGCTTCCTTCTGCTTCTGTTCTTCTGTCTTGGGATTATTTGGATCTTCCGGCACAGGCGTCACAGGCACAGTAGAAGTGCTAGGATCTACAGGTGGAGCCGCTGCTTCCGCTTCTGCTTGGGCCGGAGTCTTACCTTCTGCTGGAACCACTGGCACTTCTGAGGTGCTTTCTGGATTCTCATGCTCTGGCTTCACCGTATAGGGTGGTGCAGAAGAAACTTCCGGCTCAGGTTCAGGCTTCGGCAACACAACATCTTTCTTGCGATCACCCAAAAGCGCATCTACCTTTGCAATAAGTTCTGCAACTCTATTTTGAATCCTTACCAACCGCTGTTCTAATCTTACGTTCTCTTTTGAAACTGCCATTTTCTTTCTTCCTCCCTAAACTAATAATTCCAATGCTTTCTTCAGAGCTTCGTCCATTTCCCCTAGCTTCTTCCCTCCGTTGGGTGTTGGGCCAGGATCTGGTGCGTTCTCCTTTTCCATCTTAATAGTGCGTTCCATCTTGGCTTCTTCCAACACTTGCCGCTTCTCCGCATCCTTCTTAGCTTGCTTCAACACTTCATCAGGATTTTCAATATCAATTGGAAGAAGGGTTAGCGCAGTCTTCTCGTCCAGCAAGCCTTCTCCGAAAGCCCAATTCACAGCATCCAATACCATACGGCCATTCTGCGTGAGTTTATTCCACTGTAGTATAGGATCTTCCCGCCGTTCAGGTGATATAATTTGTTCATATCCCTGTACAATACGGCACACCTCTAGTATCCAGGGTGTACAGCTTTTCTGCCTTGCCGTAATGAAGACTTCAAACACTGGCATTTGCGTTTCGGCAGAAGCCTTGCTGCCCTCGATTGCGTTACCAAATACGAATTCTGGCACTTCCAAATGTTCAATGATCAAATAAAACAACAATCCTAAGATTCTTACAGCATCGTCAGCAAAACTGCCTGGACTCTTGTAGTCCATCGTAGCACCACTGAGCGTCAAGACATCTGACATATCTATTGATATACTCTCAGCTTCCCTGGTTGATCCGTCAGGAAGCTTTGTAGCAGTCTTGCTGCCGTAGCGACGCCAGAAGGCGTTAAGATCTTGCACCGTGTTAAAGGAGATCACAGGAGTTGGTCTACCCTGTAAGATGTTCCCCTCCACTGAAGCTTCCAAGATCTGTCCGTAACGATGTAGCAAATCAAGAAGAGCTTCAGCTTCAGGATGCCCGAACTGCTCACCTTCCCCTGGATGGTTCGCAACATGAACTACGGGAATGATTCCTATAAGATTGGGATAAGTTTTCGTTCGGATTGTGCCGTT